ACGCTTACAACTCAAGCTGACTTAAACGAAACTTCATTAGAAACAGCGCTAATCGATATTGCGCAAATGACTGATGAGAGAGGTTTAAGAATCGCAGCTAAAGGAGTTAAAATGATAATTCCTTCTGCGAATCAGTTCAACGCTGAAAGACTTATGAAGTCTCAGGGTAGAACTCAAACAGCTGATAATGACATCAATGCAATCAACTCAATGGGAATGATTCCTCAAGGTTACAGAGTGAACCATTTCTTAACTGACGCTGATTCATTTTACATTATCACGGACGTTCCAAACGGTATGAAACATTTTGAAAGAACTCCATTGACAACTTCAATGGAAGGTGATTTCGATACTGGTAACGTAAGATACAAAGCTAGAGAAAGATACGTCTACGGATGTTCTGACTTTAGAGGTATTTACGGCGTTGAAGGTGTATAATACACATTAATTTATGGGGCCGCCTTAAAACGGCCCCATTTACATAACAATCTGGTGAGATATATGAAAAAATTTAGAGTCCGAATATTCGCTTATCAATTAAGCGCAGATTTTATTATAGAATCTTTGGACGGTCCCATAGACATAGAAAACGCTATCATTGACAAACTTGGAAAAAATGATATAAAGTGGGAGTCTCTTGGAGAAATGCACGATCCAAGAGTACATAGAATAACCTATGAGGAGGTTATAAAAGATGGAACAACATCTGCAAGACCTTTACACAAAGAAGAAAGGTCTGGACCTAGAATGGGAGCAGGATCATCTTAAAGAGGGTAGATATACTCTCAAAATTGCAGAAGCTCAAAAAGCACATCTGCAAAATAAGGTGGAAGACGCTGCCCCACAAGTTTCTGTAGCTACTTAGTAAAAAGCTACATCGTTGAATAAATTCAATTCACATTACAGGCTATCTTGCGCTCTACTAAAATGTAGTATATAGTTTTATTACTATACAATTAATTAGAACGTAGACGAGTATAGTCGACGGCCTAGAGACTACGTTCGGAAACTAGGAGGATATAATTATGGCAACAACTACATTTTCGGGACCAATTAAAGCGGGATCGATAAGACAAGGAGCTAGCGAAAACTTAGGTTTTTGTTTAATGGCTCAATCAGCGGTAATTGATATTATCGGTGCAACTAACACAGCTAACGTAGGAATTATTCCTGCAAACTCACAAATTGTTGATGTTATACTAAACGTTACAACTGTGGCTAATGACAGTGGAACTGCAACAGTTCAAGTTGGACATTCAGGTGACACTGATGAGTATTTACCAGCTACAAACGTAAAATCTTTAGCTACAACTAGAGGTACAATTCAGACTGATGGTACAGATATAGGTTCATCTGACCAAACTGTAACTGCTACTTACACAGCAGGTAACGCTGATGGTACTACAGGTGCGGCTACTGTTACTGTTTTGTACATACAAAATAATAACTTAAGCTAATAAATAATTTGGTGCTCCTTCGGGAGCACCTTTTAAGGAGAATAAAATATGTCATCTATTTCAAAAGTAAAACAAAGTATAATTTTGACTTCGACTGGACAGCTTCAAAAATTAAAACCAAGTGATGGTTCTGCGATAAGTATTACCAAAGCTCAGATTATGACTATTTATGGAATGTCTAGTAACACAGATGCTGAAATAAAAATTTACAATGAAGTTGGAAGTGCGACAGCAAAAAATTTAATTTTTCATGGTAAGTTTGGTTCAGCTGCTAATGCGGTTCAAGAGTTTAAACTACCAGGAATTGGTATTTATGCTGATGTCGGTGCTTACGTTGTTTTAACTAACTGTGATTTTTGTTACGTAGCCGGTACGTTTTAAGGAGTAATTAATGGCGAATACTACATCCTCGTCTTACTCTTTTGATCAGAATTTTTCTATTGATGAAATAATTGCTGATGCATACGAAAGAATAGGTTTGGTTGGAACTGCAGGTCATCAAATTAAAACTGCAAGAAGATCATTAAATATTCTTTTTCAAGAGTGGGGTAATAGAGGAATACATTTTTGGGAAGTAGGAAATACTAATATAAATTTAGTTGAAGGTTCTACTACCAATATTGATTCTACAGCAGAAGGTTCTGGTGTTTATACTTTTTATAGAAATTCAAGCGATGTTCCTGGAGGAGGAGAACCACCACAAGCTACAACAGTTCCCACAGCAAACGTTTACGGTATTTCAGATATTTTAAATGTTACATATAGACAAAATTATAATACTACAAATCAATCAGATATTGGTTTAACAAAAGTTGCAAGAGATGCATATTCAGCAACTGCAAACAAAGCATCAAAAGGAACTCCTTCACAATTTTGGGTTCAAAGATTTATAGATAAAGTTACAGTAACTATTTATCCATTACCAAACTCAACAGCAGCAAGTAATTTTCTTAATGTATATTATGTAAGAAGAATTCAAGATGCAGGAGCATATACAAATGCAAGCGACACACCATTTAGATTTGTTCCTTGTATGGTATCAGGACTTTCATATTATTTATCTATGAAGTTTGCACCACAAAGAGTACAAGAAATGAAATTGGTTTATGAAGATGAATTAGCAAGAGCACTATCGGAGGATGGATCAGCGGCAAGTACGTATATTACACCGAAAACCTATTATCCAAATGTATAATGGCACGATTTTCAAAAGGAAGAAGAGCATTAGCAATATCAGATAGATCAGGTGCAGCATTTCCATATAATGAAATGGTTAAAGAATGGACTGGAGCTTGGGTACATATTTCTGAATTTGAACCTAAACAACCACAATTACAACCACATCCTGTAGGAGCAGATCCACAAGGTTTACAACATGCAAGACCTGCAAGAACAGAATTTCCTGTAGAAGACATTTTACCAAATAATCCGTTTACAACAACAGCAGCTTCGGGAACGTTAAGTGTATCTTTTCCTAATAATGGTTTTAATTATGGAACAACATATGTAAGATTTAGAGAAGTTAAAGTTCCTGTGGGTGGTGTAGCTGTGTCAACATTAGAATTAGAAACAACATTAAATGGAAACATAAATGATTCTGTTGCAACAATAACTTTGACAGACGCTACTGAATTTCCAACCGCTGGTTTTATTGTAATAGAAAAAATGAATTCTGAAACTGGTGCGTTTGAAAACGAAACAATACAATACACAGGTAAAGCTGGTAATGATTTAACTGGTTGTACACGTGGAACATCTGCTTCATATAGAGGTGTTACACCGACACCAACAAAAGCAGGAACGCATCCAAGTGGAGCTAAAGTATTTGGATCTTATTTAGCTACAGCCGTAGCTACAACTATAGTTGTTGGTCCACAACCAACGCAAACAGAAACACAATACAATTCATTAACCGTGCCTCTTGTTTCAAATGCATCTAGCACGGCAACAGGGGGCGGTTTTCAGTGTACAATTGGACCGATAAATGATAGGGGTTAATCATGGCTGGATACACATACTCAAATTTAACAACAGATATTAGAAATTATACAGAAGTAGATTCTAATGTGTTTACTCAAGCTATTATAAATAGATTTATAGAAAATGCAGAATATAGAATTTCATATGACGTACCTATTGATGCTGACAGAAAACAATCAGCCTCTCAATTTGCAACTGACAATAATTCTATAAATGTTCCTGCAGAATGTTTATTTGTGAGAGCAATTCAAGTTTTTGACTCAACTTCATCAAACACAGTGCAAGGTCAATATTTAGAAAGAAGAGACCAAACTTTTATACAAGAATATGTAGGAGAACTTACAGGAGATTCGGGAGGTTCAACAGGTCAAGATGTAACCGGTCTTCCTAAATATTACGCTATGTTTGGAGGTGCTACTGGAGTTTCTAGCACTACATCAGGGGCCGTATATGTAGCTCCAACACCAGATAAAAATTATAAATTTATAATTCATTGGAATAAACTGCCTCAATTTTTATCAAGCAGCAACACAACAACTTATATAAGTCAATACTTTCCTCAAGGATTATTATACGCCTGTTTAGTAGAAGCATATTCTTTTTTAAAAGGCCCAACTGATATGTTGACATTATATGAGGGAAAGTATAAAACTGAACTAACTAAATTTGCAGCAATGCAAGTTGGGAGACGAAGAAGAGATGATTATACGGATGGTACAATTCGTATACCAATTGAAACGCCTCCTCAGTAATGGAGTAAAATATTATGACAATAACATCGGCAATTTGTAATAGTTTTAAACAAGAGATTTTGGTTGGAACACACAATTTTACAAACTCTTCAGGAAACACATTTAAGATAGCTTTATATTCAAGCGATTCAGCAACTTTAAGTAAATCAACAACAGCTTACACTGCACCTGCAGATGGTACAGCAGATCCAACAAACACTTATGAAGTGACTTCAACTTCATCTGGATATACAACAGGTGGAAATAGTTTAACAAACACTACACCAGTTTTATCAGGTGACACTGCTTGTTGTAAGTTTTCAGATACAAGTTGGGGTTCATCAGCTTCTTTTACAGCAAGAGGGTGTTTAATTTATAATTCATCTGCTTCAAACAAAGCAGTTTGTGCTATTAATTTTGGTGCAGACAAAACTGTTACTAGCGGAACTTTTACAATTCAATTCCCAGCTCAAACTGCAGGCAACGCAATCATTCAGATAGCATAAGGAGACCGTCCTTATGTCGATAGCTCAGACATTCACCGTAACAGTCGCTGGTGGTAAATATTATATTGATGGTGTTCAACAAGACACCGTAATGATCGGAGCTGGTCTTACTTATAAGTTTGATCAATCAGATGGAACTAATGGTAACCACCCTTTAAGATTTTCAACTAACGATAACAACTCACCTTCAGCTCCATATACAACAGGTGTAACTACATCTGGTGTGCCGGGTAATGCAGGAGCTTACACACAAATAGAAGTTACAGCAGATGCACCTTCAACTTTATATTATTATTGTAGTAATCACTCTGGAATGGGTGGTCAAGCTAATACAGATGGTTGGGGCCGTTCTTATTGGGGTCAAATGGATTGGGGTGATACAAATGTAGTTGAAACTGGATGGGGAAGAAATACTTGGGGTTATCAATCATGGGGCGATACACCTATTATTACACTTACAGGTCTCACAGCTACAACCTCTCTTGGAATTCCAGATGAATTAATAGAACTAAGACCAGGTTGGGGCACACTTAATTGGGGTGAAAACGGTTGGGGATCTGTTGAAAGTGCAGTTGAAAATTTAGTTGGTTTAAGTGCAACAACAACTCTTGGAACAGTAATTGCTAAAGACGTTGTTGGACTAACAGGTTTATCTGCTACATCTACATTAAATTCTTTATCATTAGTTAAATCAGATCTTACTTTTACACTTACAGGAATAGGTTTAATATCCTCACATGGATTATTAACAGAAGACGATCACTCAGTAGGTTTATCAGGTCAGTCTGCTACAAGTGCTTTAGGAACTATTTCTACTGCAGGAGTTACATTAGTAGATCCATCAGCATTATCTGCTACAACTACTGTGGGGTCTTTTGCATTTACATCGGACCCAACAATAGGTCTATCGGGTCAGTCTGTTACAACAACAATAGGCTCTTTAGCTCCAGAAGATGTTATGGGATTAACTGGTCAAAGCAGTACTTCAGCTGTGGGTTCAGTTACTCAAACTATATTTTCTGGTGCAAATTTAGATGGTTTAGGTTTAACAGCCACAACTAGTTTAAATGACGCTAATTTAATACTTAAATATTATCAAGATTTAGTGCCTAATACGAGCGCTTCTTATACAGACAAAACACCTAATACTTCAGCTACTTATGTTGATAAAACACCTGCATAATTATGTTTGACTTAAAACTAAATAAACAATATAAACAATAAAACTAGGAGATTTTAACAATGGCATCAACTTATACACCTCTTGGCGTAGAACTTATGGCAACCGGCGAAAATGCTGGTACATGGGGTACAAAGACTAATACAAATTTAAACATTTTAGAACAAATCATTGGTGGTTATTCTACAAAATCTATTGCAGGTGGCGCACAAACAACAGATTTAACTGTTGTGGATGGTAATACCACAGGGACTGCTCAATTTAGAATGATTGAGTTTACAGGAACTATTACTGGAAACCAAATAGTAACAATTCCTTTAGATATTGAAACTTTTTATTTTTTAAGAAACTCAACTTCTGGTGCTTATACAGTACAATTTAAATATGTAACTGGTTCAGGGTCTAGCTCTACTTTTACAGCAACTGATAAAGGAGACAAATTAATAATTGCAACCGCAAACGATGGAACTAATCCAGACATAAAAGAAGTTTCTCTTGCATCCCCTCCTGGTGGATCAGATACACAAGTTCAATTTAATAACTCTGGATCTTTTGGTGGATCAGCTAATTTAGTTTGGGATGGATCAAATCTTAATATTGGTGCTCAAGGAGATCTTAGATTACAAGATTCAACTGGTGGAGAATATATTGCACAACAAGCAGCAGCCACTACAACATCATACACAATTACATGGCCAGCAGGAGTAGCAGCTGGTAACGATTACGTTTTAAAATCCACAACAGGTGGAGTTTTATCTTGGGGTGAAATATCAGGTGGTACTTCATGGCAAGCAGTAAAAACTTCTACATTTACAGCAGTTGCTGGTGAAGGTTATTTTATTAATACTACAGGTGGTGCATTTGAAATGGATTTACCTGCGGGAAGTATAGGAGATGAAGTTTCTTTTATAGATTATGCGGGAACATTTGATTCAAATGCTTTAACAATAGATCAAAATGGAACAGAAAAAATTCACGGATCAACTGATCCTTTAGTAGTATCAACAGAAAGAGCCGCAAATACTTTAGTATATGTAGATGGTACACAGGGTTGGCTTTTGAAGAATAATTAAGGAGACTAAATAAATGTCGACCTATAGAGCGATAGTAGGAAAAAAAATTAAATCCCTATCATCAGATCCAACAGAGGGTGCTGATGGACAAATGTGGTATAACACAACCACAAAAAAACTTAGAGGATTAGCTATTGTAGAAGCATGGTCAAGTTCTGCAACTTTACCTGGCAATAGAACATATGGCGGTGGTGGAGGATCACAAACAGCAGCGCTATCTTTTGGAGGAGCACTTAATCCTCCAGGTGCAGCTCAAGCTGGAACTTTTGAATACAACGGTTCTGGTTGGTCAAGTGGTGGAGATCTTCCTTCGGTTTCAGATTTATGTGGTGGTTTAGGAACTCAAACAGCAGGTTTAAAAACTTTTGGTAGAGTTGGATCGCCTTCTACTGCAACAACAGAAGCATTTGAATACGATGGCTCAACATGGACTGCTGCGGGAAATGGTTCAAATGCAAGATGGGGAGTAGGATCAGCGGGAATACAAACAGCAGGCATAGCTTTTGGAGGTTTTTATAATCCTCCTTATACTTGGTTTACTAATACAGAACAATATGATGGATCCGCTTGGACAAATTCAGGCTCTTTAACAACACAACGAAGTCAAGTTGGATTTTTAGGAGATGCTGAAACATCAGCATTATGTATTGGCGGAGAAACACCACCTTCTTTTGGAACAACAGATGCTGTTGAAGGTTATAATGGAAGCACTTGGTCATCAGAAACAAATTACCCAGCTTCAAGTCAAGGTTCAGCAGGTGTAGGAAGTGAATCAGATGGTTTAGTATTTGCCCCTTCACCAAACAGCACTAATGCTTTTAAATATGATGGTTCAACTTTTACAGCAGCACCTTCTTTAGGAAATGGGA